GGGGATTGAATCTACAGTCAGCAGTTGGTGGGCAACTGAACCCGGAATTCGTCGAGTGGTTGATGGGTGTCCCAATCGGATACAGCGGCTCAGGAGTCTTGGGAATGCACAAATTCCAATTGTGGTTGCGCAAATTTGGAGGTTGCTGAGAGATGAGTACATTTAGACAATTGATAAAGCTCGACAGAGATGGCGATAAGTTTGTCTGTCAAATCGAAACAGGGAATGGTGAGCAGGTCACGGAGACGCTTACCAGGGCTGGATATTTGGTACTGATACTTGAGGACTCTATCGGGCGATTGACATTGCACGAAGTGACTCAAAAGTCGCTGATTGAAGGTATTCAAGACGCGATTCTCGCCGCTCGTACTGAGGCGTTTGAAGAGGGACACCGAGAAGGATTTGACGCCGCATTAAATGATCCGGGTGTTTCGGTAGATCACCCGTTTTAGTGGAGTTGAGCTATGAAGATATGCACCCATTGTGACAAGTAGGCTGAATATATAAAGCTCGTGGACGGGCCGATAGTGCTGGCGCAACTGCGCACGGGCACGAAAACGTTTCCCAAATCTGCTGCATTCGTCTTCTGCCCCTGGTGTGGAAAACGACTGGTGGAAGAGAGGGTGAAATGACAGTCAAAGAAATTGTGCTTGAATATCTAAAGGCCCAGAGGTTTGATGGGCTTTGCAATGTCCATGACTGTGGGTGTGCCATCGATGATCTTATGCCATGCTGTAATGATTCGATAGAGCATTGCCAGCCAGGTTATAAGGTGCTATGCACGGAATGCCCTTACTATAAGCATGATGAATGTGTGGGAGATCCTGGTACCAGTGGAGGATGCATACTTTCAGAAAGGCCGAAAAAATCATGAGCAACTTCTATCTGCGCGTCGAAGGTGAGCCGATCCCCTGGAGCGTATCAAAGATATATCGGCATGGACAGAAGAAGAATCCTCGACTCATAGCATGGCAACGGCTCATCAGCTTACAGGCCAAGTTGAAGCATATGGGAGACCCGTGGATCGGGGCTGTGCTTGTTCGCTTTATCACCATTCGGAGAACTCGCCCAAAATCCAACAAAACCAAATGGCCAATTGTGAAGCCTGATCTCGACAACTATATCAAGGCGGTGTGGGATGCGTTGCAGGGGATCATCTATGTGAATGATAGTCAGATAGTACACTATGAACGTGGGCCGAGGAAGGTGTGGGCGACAGAGATCGCGCCGCCGGGTATTACGCTGGAAATCGAACGGATGGAGGAGGAATGATAAGCCTGCACGATCTGGCCGAAACGCAGACTTGCCCTATCTGCGGACATGAGGCGCCCTTGGTTGGTGGTGTCTGGATATGCTTAGAACCCGCACCGCACCTGGGATCGAAATGATTGTCCACGGATTACGATTGGAGGGGCAATGAGCAACACTGGTGATCGTAGGCTGGTCAAGATTCCTGCTGTGGAATGGGATGTGGCGTATGGCGTATGGGTTGAGTGCGTTCTACATGAACCAACGAAACTGTGGAGGCAAGATGAGTTCTAGAGTAACAAAGATCAAATTCGTTCCGCAGATCAACTGCGTCAGATGTGGTCGTAAGCTCAGCAGCAAGCAACAGGGTTTATGCACTAAGTGTCTGCTTGAGATTGCGGGCGTCAAGCCCGATGATTTATATGACTTGGGATGTGGCGACGATAGGTATATGTTACCACGCGGGGATGTCCTCAAGGCTCTGCGCCGCGTCTATGATCACGCGCTAACTGGGAGGTGAATGATGAACAGTCTCTACGATCTGGCCGAAACATGGAGGATGCGCAATGAGCAATACTGATGATCGGCAGATATTGGTGACGAAATCCATGCATCCAGGCGTTACTAGGCTGGTAAAGATTCCTGCTGTGAAATGGGATGTGGCATATGACGGATGGGTTGATTGCGTTCTATGGAAGGTTAAATGATGATTACAGGTATCAAAGATAAAGATTGGAAAGACGCAGATGGACACGACAATCTCCTGTTATGTAGACTTGTTGATCTTGGTAGGAGAGCGCAGGCATTGATGAAATTACCAACACAATGCGAAGATGAATATGACAAGGATGACACGGTATTGTGTGCTTATCGAACCGGCTATATGGCTGGCCGTGAATTTGCAAATAAGTTTCTGAATTGTGGAGGCAAGATGAGTCCTAAAGTAACAAAGATCAAATTCATAAAGGTTAAGACAGATTGGGATGCGCTAGTTCCGAAACTTCCGAAGCATTTCGGAGAATTGCCTAAACTTCCGAAGCATTTAGGATCGTTACAAAGGTGCATCAAGTGCGGACGAAAACTAAGGAATAAGCAGCAAGGGATATGTTCTGCGTGCCTGTTTGAAATCGGAGGGATCAAAGAAGGTGATTGGTATAAAAGGGAGCTTTTGTATGCTGGCGAGTTTGTATCTATATTGCCACGCGGGGATGTCCTCAATGCCCTGCGCCGTGTCTATGACCACGCGCTAACCGGGAGGTGAATAATGACTGAGAACATCATGATAGGAATGCTTATAGGGATTGTGATTGCATTTCCTCTCGTATGGCTAGCTATCCAATGTGTCGAACGAGGCTGGATGCGAAATGAGAACGACAGGAAGAGGATTTGAGAAATGATGAACATTCGTCAGATCGTAGAAAAGTATCTAAGGGACAATGGCTATGATGGGCTGGCCGGATGTGATAGCGGTTGTTCCCTGGATGATTTGATGCCTTGTGAAGAACCGCGCGAGGATTGTGTGGCAGGACGAAAAGTTCCCTGTGCCAAAGATGGCAGCGATTGTGAAAATTGCACCACCAACTGTCCAACAACTGAAGGTCAATGGCGAGTGATTCCGGCAGAGGAGGAGGAGAAACAACCATGAACATGGCTGAAATCGTCCCCGAAGGGTTGCCAGAGCTTGATTGGGATGATTTGGATGTTGGGATTCGAGATCGAGTAAGAATACTTCGGGACGCTGGAGTACCGACCGTTCAGTCCTGTCAAGGCGGCACTGGACATCCGTATGCTTATCCAACTATAGAGTTTGCAGGGACTTTAGCAACTGCCTTAAAGGCTCTCGCCGTAGCATTAGAACACGGTATGCGGATAGCAAAGTTGAAGGCAGTATATTCTTTGTTGGAACCAGGGTTACCGAGCGGACCAACATGGCAACTTGAATTTTATGCTGATGAGGAGTGAGCAATGAACCTGACTGAAATCCAAACAAGCCCACCCGGCAAATTCCGGGCGGTGCATAAAGAGACAAGGGAAAGCTATTACTTCAACTTGGGGGTAGATGATCGTAGCCTAGCCGTTGACTGTGTACAGTTAACAGAATGTTGGATTGATCTCTGTACCGACCACACTGACAACAAGGATAAGGAAATCTATGGTGGGGATCTCCTGCGCAGTGAACACCGTGCCTACCTGATCGGATGGGATACTGAGGCGATGACATGGATAGTTATCGATCCTGCAACCAACTTGGGACGTGGTGCCTTGAGCGGCTACCATTTTAATGAGGACGAAATCATCGGCAACATCCACCAGCTCAACGAGCTGTCAGAGGATGTTAGGAAAATGCTGGAGGAGAGGTGATCGAATTATGAGGAAACAATACATACTGGATATTTTTGCGGAAACACGAAAACGAAACCGAACTTGTGTTGCTATCAACATGCTTACTGATCCAGCAGAAGCGCGAAAGCAATGTGGTCGCGATGTCGGATATTTCTTAGGTTATTATTCGGATGCAGACAGACAGCTTTGGTATTCAGCACTGAATATCCAACATCCTATTTTCCCGTCATTATCTCAACTATAATGCTGGAGGAGAAATGAAACAAACTAAAATCCATTACGGCGAATGCCTGATTTGTGGGGATCATTCGACTGGTGATATGATAGACATCGAGGATATTGACGAGGAGTTGGCGGTGTTGGTAAAACGAGCGCTACCAGACGTTGATAGTATTCCTTTCTGCTCACATCACATGATGCTTCATAAGCCTGGCAACATGAAAGGATCGAAATGAAATTACAGATAACCGCTGGTGCGTTGTTGAAAGCGCTTACCATCGTTAATCGTGCCCGCGTCGCACGGTCTGTGCTGCCGATCCTCGACGGTGTATTGATGCAAATCGAAGATCAGAAGCTGGTCTTGAGTCGCACCATCTTGAATCTGTCGATCAGAACAACCATAGCTGTCGATTACAAGTCTCGGGGTGATGTTGTTGCTCCAGCAAATTCTCTAACACAACTTGTTTCAAAGTTACCACAAGACGAAGAGATCGTGATTGAAAGTTCGGAAAAGCAACTTGCAATCACGAGCAAACATGGCAAATACGAATTCGCCACGATGCTGGTTGATGAGTTTCCTCGGATTCGCAGCCATGAAAGTGATGGTGAATTTCGTCTTAACCCTGAGAGATTTGCCACTAACGTGAAAAGGGTGGCGTTCTGTGTTTCGACTGATATATCGAGACCTGCGCTTAATGGCGTATACTGGAACACGGCCACAGGCAAGACAATAATGGCTGCAACCGACAGTCATGCTCTTTCGTGGAATCAATGCGATGATGCAGGTGGTCGGACGCCCATTCAGGGAGTCATCGTTCCAGTCGATGCGATGACTATCATCGCTGAGATAGCAAAGAACTCAGAAGAATTCTTTGTGGCGTTCAAGGATGTGCAAGTGAGCTTTCGGGCGGACGATACCGAGGTGGTGAGCAATCTCATCAACGGACCGTATCCTGATATAGATCAGGTTATTCCACGAGATGCGGATAAGGTGGCTGTTGCGGACAGGCAATCGATGATAGAGGCCATAGAGCGCCTTGATATTATCGCAGATGATTTTACACATAGGTTGAAATTCAGTCTCGATCAGAACACATTGTCTCTGTCAGGATCATGTTCTGATGCCCGTAAAATCGGCATGGAAGTGCTCGAATGCGAGTTCTCCGGCGAGCAGATCGAGATTGCATTTAACCTACGTTATGTCCTAAATAGTCTCAACCACATCGATACCCAGAAAGTGCGGATCGAAATGACGACGCCTCAGGCGGCTACGATCTTCAGGCCGATAAATGTCTCTGAGTATTTTTATCTCGTGATGCCGTTACGGCCAGATTGACGGGAGGAATCTAATGGTAATCTCAGACGGCACAAATCTAAGCCAACAGAAAAACCGAAAAACTCAAATGGGTAAACGTGGCAGACCATTTAACAAAGAATTCTGTCTGCTTCTCTTCGGCTTACATGCCTATGCCGATCTGACATTCGAAGAAATAGGTGAGTCATTCGGTATCAGCAGACAGGCCGTTCATCAACAATGGCAAAAGGGCCATCGCTTTATTGGTGGAATACCGCAATCTGAACGCACGGCGTTGATTGAATGCTGCTGCAAACTCAGGAAGGCAGATACTCCGATTATTATCGAATTCGATAATCCACGTGGAAATGGGCCGTATGACAGGAAGTGGGAGTGGGATCCATCACGTTTAGGCCGACCTTGTCGGGATGGCAAGATTCGTTAATCGGAAAACACAAATGACAGAACCAGGAGGAATCATGGGACTCGGTTATAGTGAAGAAAATTTCCTTAGAGTAACAACGGGGAAAAATCCTATAGAATACGATATGAAGGAACACCAGGAACACTTTGAGATGCTGAGCAAACTTACTATAGAATCGTTATTGAGAATCGAACAATGTCTCAGAGCCATCGAGGGATATTTACGAGCGCAAGCACATATGACGAGCTTAGATCATGGTTGGGGCAAACCAAATCCTGAAACTGAAACAGAAGATATAGCCAAAAAACGCGAGTAGAGGCCCGTAGCTCAACGATCTTGGCAGATCATCCCTTATCACCAGCAAGCCATAAATCGCTTAACCTACCCGCCCCGCATCAAGCGGAGCGTCTTTTTTATCCTCCGCTATTCTGTTCAATTCTCGCTCAGTTTAACAACCGATCAAAGTGTCCAGAATTCCGACACCTCACTGTCCAGTTTTCCGACACTTCTGATCAGCACCCTAAACGATTGTGGCATAGGGACTTACGATAGCAGCAAAACTTACCGCACCTCTAAGTGTATGCTCTATACTTAGTTATGATATCATGGGAAGTGTACGGATTTCCGACAGTTTGTTGTTTGTTCTCTGTTGGAGATTGTGCGTACCACCCGCCGCCCTCTCCCTAAGGTTCTCCCAATTGTTGACGCGTGTCAAGGGAAATTTTCATCAAACAGGGAAATTGTTCATTTTTTGAACAGCTGGCGGAAAAAGTTGCAAGTTTTTGCGTCATTTCGACGTTATATTGCATAGTGGAGTGAACGTCAACCCTGGAGGTGTCATGCCGAAAATGTCTGTATCTCTGGCCGAGCAGCCAGCTCATTATTATGATTCGATCTATCGAAATGGTTACAATGTCGATCACATGCAGCCAGTTTACAATGCGGTGATGGACATCTTGCAATCGCTTAAACCACCGGTGCAGGTGTTGGAGATCGGTTGCGGGATAGGAATCTTCGGCGAAATGGTTCATGATGGCGGATTCAAATATCGCGGTTTTGATTTCAGCATCGAGGCGATCCGGCGCTGCCCTAATTCGATTCGCACGCGGGTCGTCAGGCGCAACGCTTACCATCGATCAACGTTCCGCGTCAGCCATACCGTTGTTATCGCGATAGAAGTGATGGAGCACTTGCGAGATTTGGAGATCGTCGATCACATTGCGTCTGATACGATCTGCATATTCACCTTGCCGAACTACACGGACGAAGCTCATCTGCGCGCATATCCGGATGAGAAGATGATTCGCAACTATTACAAAGGTCTCATTCGCTGGCATAAGATACAGCCAGTCGTCATGGCTGCCGACTCCGGCATCGAATGTGGCAAGAAGATTATCTGGGTCTGTAAGGGAGCGAAAATCTGATGGGCAATCAAGGTCTCCAGAGTCTCAATCTTGAACCATCGGATAAGCTGATCAGCCAGCCGCTGGCGATTATCGAGGGGAAATGGCCTCGATTGTTCATGGCTCTGACTCATCATCGGACGACAAAGGGTGGACGACTCACGTTCGCCGACAAGAAATGGCTGGAGACGATCTACAAAGACAACAACCCCCGCATGGTCATCATCAAATGCTCGCAGGTTCACATGACCGAACATTTCCTTTGCGCCATGTTCACGCTTGCCCGCAAGGGATTGAGAGGTCTTTACATTATGCCGACGAATGAAATGCGACGACCATTCGTGCAGGATCGCATCGACCGCTTGAAAGATTGCTCGCCCGAATATACAAGAGCTTTGCTCACCGATGGTCATCGAGTTGCCGACAGCAACGTTTACAAACTAATCTTCGGGTCGGGCTGGAAGTTTGTAGGTGCGAATGTTCGCAAGAACTTCTTCGAGTTTCCGGGGGACGTGCTAATCATGGACGAGTTCGATTTGCTTGACCAGGTAAACGTTCCATATGCCTATGATCGTATCGCAGACTCGAAGGTTCCGCACGTTTACAAGTTCGGCAATCCGACAACGGACGGAACCGGCATCTCGAAAGAATTCCTCAACAGTACGCAGAATGAATGGTTCGTTCGCTGCTGCCATTGTGATCATGAGCAGGTACTTGACTGGTATAAGCATTTCGTCACAGACGCCGAATCGACTTATCAACTACGCAATGGCGACGGTCATCCCGTTTGTCTGAGTTGCGGCAAACCCTTTGATCGGATCGGTCCTGGTCGATGGGTTCCTGGCAATCCCGAATCAGAAATCTCCGGCTATCGTGTCAGCAGGCTCTTTGTTCGTAAGACGGATACCGACATCATCGGGCATTTCGATAGTCTCTTTCCCAGGTTCCTTGAAGCGCAGGGCAACGAAACGCTCATGCAGAATTTCCATAACAACTATCTCGCACAGCCTTACGAGAGCTATGAGTTGCGACTGACCGAGAGCTTGATGGCGTCATGTGCAGCAAAACAGCCGATGAGATTCGAGCAGAATGCGGATTTTCGGACGATAGCAGGAATCGATCAGGGCCGCAAATTCACCGTGGTCATCAGCGCGGTTGTCGAGAGCATCCTTCATGACATTGCTTATGAGATATGCGATACGTGGGAGCAGGTGTATTCACTCCTTGCAACACACAACACGAGCACGGCAGTAGTTGATGCTCAGGGTGGCGGCTATAATGAGACCCGCAATTTCATAAGGCGCCAACAGGGCGCCTGGATGTGCTTTTATCGATCGAAAGATCAGATCAAGGAAGCATATGATCTCGACTATGGTCAGCTGGTGGTCAAGACGAATCGGACCGAACTTCTCGACTCGATGGTGGCAGCATTCAAAAACAAGAAGATCATGATTCGCCACGACTGGAGATCGGCAGTTAACGGTTCTTATCTCTCAGAGATGCAGGTGCCCAAGCGTATCATGGACGCGGGCGGGCGTATCGTATGGACGAAAGGCGTCGACCATTTCTTCCACGCATCGGCATACAGACATCTTGCCTGGCTGATCTCAGGCATGAACAACAGTGCGGCTCTCCGAAAAGATGCTCATGTCGACATGATGCAGACCGGGACGATCAACGTGCAGACCATTATCGAGCGTGGCCGCATTGGCGACAACGGTGACAAGCCGGAACAGCCGCAAATCAAACAACGCCGGAGCGCTTATGTCGGATAGGAAGCGAGCGCTCGTCTGTTTTCCGCATGGGATCGGCGATGTGATTCATGCCTCTCCCTCGATGCGTACCCTGTATGAAGATGGATATCTCCTCGACATGATGGTCAGGCCGGGCGTCATCAACAGCCATCTACTTGACGATTGTCCGTATATCGGTCGGTTGATAAAAGTGCGAACCGATACGACGGAAGGAGGCTGGAAGACCTATCATTTGCCGATGTTCAACAAGTTCAGGCGCGACTATGATAAGGCAATTACCTGTCAACTGCTCAGTCGGTATAATCATCGGCAGCATCAGATCGCAAAAGAGTTCGGAGTCGAACCGAAGAATTTTGATCTTGAGGTCTGGATAAATCAGCAGTCGATTATCGAGGCTCAGACTTTTCTAGGCCAGCATATCGGTTCGAAACCTTTTGTCCACGTGCATACCAGAACCGAGGCGCATCGCAAATACTGGTGGGATTCGCTCGCTTACGTAGGTAAGGAATTCCCCGATGTATCGATCATCGATACTGGTCATAATGGCAATGCCCACAAGAACTTCGAGAACATCAATACGAGTTTTATGATTATGCACAACGCCGCCCATCGAGTGCTCTCGATATCGGTCATGGCTGCCGCCGCCGATGCTCTCAGATTGCCGATTGATGTGTTGAACTGTGTGGATAAAGATCATCCCTGCCTGCCGCTGAATCGCAAACTCGTCAAGCGGTATCGCATCAGAGGAAAACTCCAATGATTAAGTGTGGCGACAAGCGGTGTCATCCCTGTTATAGTCCGGGTTATGAACAAGAGGATGTTCAATTCATCAGAAATTTTCTCCTGACACATAAGGAGAAACGATCAGCATTCGTCGATGTTGGTGCACATGCCGGTCTCTATGTGCATATGTTGACATCGTCGCTGCCTGATTGTAGGATGTTATCAATCGAACCTGACATGTCGATGCTTGACATACTCTATGATAATACACCACCGCACATAGTTATGAACATCGCTCTGTGGGATCACGTGGCTAATCTCTATCTGCACAAGGATAACAAGCCTCATGGATATGTAGATGAGAAGACATGTGGAATGCCTGTATCAGGTACAACTCTTGACTTGTTGCACATATGCTTTCCTGATATTGAAGTGATTGCTCTCAAGATTGATACGGAAGGATCAGAGGGATTAGTATTGGCCGGTGGCAGAGACACGCTGAAATCTGTCGGGGTGGGAGCCATAGTTGTTGAGTTGAGCATGGGACATTTACGCAAGTACAATACGGACGTTATGGATATTATCGATAAGCTTGCAGGTCTCAAATTTGAACCGACCGATCCTATCATGATAGAACAAGTGCGCAATGGCGCCAAACGTAATGTCCATTTCGTTAAAGGATAACTATGAACATATTCGGGCTGAACATATCTATCGGCAAACAGAAGCAGGTGCAGCTCAAAGATCGGGCCGCTGGCATAGAAGCCTGGGTGCATTACGGCAATCAGAAGATTGCGGGTCGCGATCCTCGCACATACCACGACCTTGAAGCCGAGAAAGTTAACTCAAGCGTCTACATTGCAGGCCGCGCAATTTCCGATGCTGTTGCGAGCTTGCCGGTGAAGGTGATCGGCATGGAAACCATCGGCGGCATCGAGCGCGAGTATGAAGATCGGGATCACCCAGCAAACAAGATCATTAGAAATCCGAATCCTACACACTCATGGATCGATTTGATTCGGCATCAGGTGAAGAGCTATCTCGGCGATGGCAATGCGTTCATGACTATCGAACGTATAACCGGCCCGAATGATCGCGTTGAGCTATGGCCGCGCGATCCGCGTCAGGTCAAAATGACGCTTTCGGAATCGGGTGCGCCCGATGGTTACATCATCGGCTACGGCACGCCAAGATCAAAGACGTACAACCTGAACGAAGTACTGCATGTCCGCGATCTGACTCCGGGATCGCCATATTACGGCATGAGCCGCATCAACAGCGTGCGCGATGAGATTATGATGGATCATCTTGCAAATCAATTCAACAGCAAGTTTTTCGAGAACGGGGCAACCTTGCACATGATGTTCACTCCCGAACATGATTTGTCCGATACCCAACATGAGCAACTGATCACCTTGATAAACTCCAACGTTAGCGGCGTCGAGAATGCATTCAAGCTTTTCGTCAATCAGTTTGCGGGCAAGCTCGAAACAGCGGACATCAAGCACAAAGACATCGCGTTCGGCGAGTTGCTGAGACACAATCGCGAGAAGATATTCGGAGCATTCGGGCTGCCACCATTCCGAGGCGGCATCATGGAGTACGCCAATTATGCGAATGCGCTGGCTCAGGATTTGGATTTCTGGAACAACACGATCATGCCAGTATTGATGGTATTTGAGGCAGCATTCAACAAGCAGCTTATCTGGCCTCTCTACGGCGAAGAGTTCCAAATCAAGTTTGATTTGTCGAATGTGCCCGCGCTCAGGGGTGATCCGCTCAAACAATCAGTCGAGTACAAGAACTATGTCGATGCTGGAATCATGACGCCCGATGAGATCAGGGAAAAGCTCGACCTGCCGCCGCTGCCGAAAGATCAAAATCCCGTTCCCAAAGAACCGGGAGAAGAGCCTGAACCGGAAGCTCCGACGAAAGATGAGGTTGAAGAGTCTGAGCGGGCGATTCACTCCGTCCTACGCTCACAATACGCGAAATTCGCGTCCAGCCTTCAGAAAAAGACTTTGAACGGATCGATGATGAGTATGCTGATCGATCCGCAGTCTCTTGCCACATCATGTTTCAGCGTTGTCGACATGACAACGCAGATGGAACGGCAGTGTGTGCCGATAATCAAGAAGCTGATTATTGCGAGAGTCGTCAATAAGCTGAGAGTTGCGTCGACCGGCAATGGCGGATTCAATCCGCTCGTGAGCAATGAAATCAAAAGCGTTGTTCGAACGATCCCGGCAACGATCAGATCACATTACAGGCAAACGATTTTGAGCATACAATCGCTCCTGGTCGACGCCGATCAGTACAATTGGCGACTGGACAAACTTTTGCAGGAGGTGAGGCAACTCTTTACTTATGCGCAAGCCCATGCATTGGCGGGCGACCTGCTCTCCGATGCTATCAAGTCGGCATGGCTAACCGTGTTCGAACATCAGCAGCATGGATGCCATAACGAATAGATGAAGGGAGTACTATGTGCCGATTGACATAACCGACCAATACATACGAATCCGCGTCGCTCAACCAGGTTCGTTCGAAGATAACTCATTTCGCATAACTTGGATAGCGAAAGACGAAGGAATCAAGGCGGTCATCGGTCGTAAGAAAGGTGAGGAAGGAACGTCGGTTCAGTCTTTTCTTTTCGTGAAAGACAAGTGGACGGTTGAACGCGCGAAGAAATGGGTAGCGGATCACGATTACAAGATTCAGTCGGAAGACCGGAGTGTTGGTGATGGCATAGAACTCGAGGATATGCCCATCTATTCCGGTGAATCCGCGCTTGTGCGGCTCTTCGATACGAGCCTGACCGGCCGTGTGACTGATTCTGATATCAATCTATCGGACGAATCATCGACAGGCGACATCCTTTTTTCAGGATATGCCGTCACTGATACGTTGATCGAAGACCGCAAGTTCAGGATTCCATATACGGCATGGACATGGAAGGATGCGTTCAAACAATTCAACGGTCGGCTTCTTGGATTCCATGAAGATCGCTCAGTCCCGATAGGTAAGATCGATAATCATGAGGTCGTCAAAGACAAAGGATTGTTTGTTGATGGCCGCATCTTCGCAGAGAATCCGCCTGTTTTGTTGAGAGCGGTTCGCGAGCGTGTGTTGAAATCGTTCTCGGTCGGCTTCAAAATGGAAGAGTGGTCATTCGATGAGAAGTCTGAGATATTGACCGTGATAAAAGGATCACTTAAGGAGGTGTCGCTTGTAAATTTACCGGCTGATCCGAATGCCGGTTTTGTAATCAGGAATGCAAACAAGGATGAAATGACAATAACTGAAAGGAGTCAGACGTTGTCGGAAGTAAACAAGGAAAATGTTGCTCTTGAGAAACTGGAGCAGCATCAGGTAACGCTCGGAACGAGGTACGAAGAGCTGTCGAAAATCATCTCAACGGTTCGTGACGAGCAACGCAAGTTCGCCGATGCGGCAATTACTAAAGAGGAATTGCAGCAGAGGATGGACAAGATTCTCAAGGATGTCGAGGGAATCGCTGAAGAGGTCAAGCAGGCTAAGCAGCTTGCCGATATCAACAAGAACCGGGTAGTCTACATGGATTATCGTTCGATGCTCACGGATTGGCCGTGGCTGAAAGATGATAATGGAAACAAGGTGCATGAAATCGAGCAGCGAGCTTTCTGTCTATTCCAACTATCGGTCAATTACGACAAGATGCAGGCGGGCCAGGAACTCAAGAATCTGCGTGACCTGCATGACACCGTCCTATTTTGGGACGCCATCGAACGTCACAAGAATCGTGGTCGTGCCGGTTATTCGCTTCAGAAGGCGAAAATCTTTCAGCAGCTCATAAGAGAGACCGACAAATTCGATCATGACATCGCTCTTGCAATGGCTGGTGGGAATACCGGCTATGGCTATGAGTGGGTGCCCTCAGAGCTGTCATCGGAGTTTAACGAATACTTGCGCATCGTCCCAACGCTCGCAAGCAAGTTCGAGACCTGGATCATGCCCAAGGGCGGGTCTGCCAAGTTCCCATTCCAGAACGGCAAGGCTGTTGTCTACAAAGGTTCTGAAGCGCTGGTCGACAACGCAACCGAGGCTCGCAAGACGAACGTGGCGACGGGCGTTAAGACATTCACGCCTGACGTGTTTATCGGCGCGCTGGTTTCATCTGAAGAGTTGACCGAGGATTCGATTCTCGATATGGTCAGCTTCATTCGGAAGGAGCTTGCGACGGCTCTTGATGAAGGTCGCGAAACTGCGATCATCAATGGTGACGATTCGGCAACCCATTTCGACAACACGATCTCGACCGTCTATCAGACATACAATGTCGAAACGTGCTGGAAGGGACTTCGCAAACTCGGTCTGGGAAGTGCGAGTTATTATCGCGACATCGAAGTATCATCTTCCACGACGGGTGTGGGTTCTCTCGAAATCATTAACTTCACCGACTGTAAAGGCGACATGGGCGTTGCAGGTATCAAGCCTGCCGACTGCGTGTTTGTGACCGGTTTGAAGGTGCGCACCCAGATCCACACCGCACTTTACAAAGAGGATGCTCTTGGCGTGCTCACATTCATGATTTCGGGTACGCTGCCGACAATCGACGGTTCGGAAATCTATATTTCCGCGCAGTACGACGAGCAGCTTTCAAGCGCCGGAATCAGGGATAGCGGAGCCGATGTCAAGCACACGTCGATCTGTTGTGCGCACAAGCCGAGTTTCAGGCTGGCGCAGCGCCGCGGCGTCACTGTCGAGTATAACAAGGACATACTGACGCAGCAGCAGCAGTTCGTGGCGACGACCAGATGGGATTTTGGAAAAATCTCTGCCGATGCCATCTATCCGGTGTCGGAGATGATAAACATTCAGCACACCACATAAGAGCGAGTGAGAAGGGAGAAACAATATGGATGGGCCAACTCGTGCAGCGCTTATCAAATTCGCTCTGCTCACCGGTGCTGCTGATTCGGCGACTGCCGGTATTACTTGCGCGGCGAAAGATGGGACTGCGATTGCGGTCGGCGATCAGCTCATAGCCGTAGTCAATATCGCTGTGACGACGAATCTGCCGACGAATGATACGGTTGCATCGAGCATCATCGCGGGCAAAGTCAAATGTCCGAATTCGGCTAACGATGTTGTCGCCGTCTGGTGGATGGCGTGTACATCGGATGCCAATCAGATGGCATCGCCCATGATCGAAGGCGATCTTATCGCCGGTGCCGGTGCAAACGTCAGCATAGCGACAAGCGGAATCAAGACAGGCGACAGCCTGATATGTTCTCTGGAGATTGCAACTACCACGGGAGCGCTAACGGATCGAACCGACACGACAACCATTTATGCCGATGGCTATGTCCGTTGTTCCGCGGCTACGACTGATGATACTCTGCTGCTCATGTGGCATGCAAAAGACAATGCTACGGCCGAAGCCTCGATGTATCTGAGGTTTACGCTTACTACGATGGGGCTTTCAGATGAGTCGGACATAACGGTAACAGGAATCAAAACCGACGATCAGGTGTTGGCTTGTTATGTTACGGATGAGACGTCAGCATTGGGACTCGATCAGGTTGCGGCGGAAGTGGTTATCACGGATGATGACACCATTCGCATAGATCAGGTATCGCCGACGGTGACAGCCGGTGCCAGTCTATGGGTGTTTTGGGTTGACAGGGAGTTAGTCAGCTAACTTCCGCCTCCACAGCGCGGGCGTCTTAATCGGCGCTCGCGCAGGAATCAGGAGCTATGATTACAATCACCGAATATGCTGAGTTTGCGAATAAGAGTCTGCCATTAGAAAACGAGGCGCAAGTCGAAGCCCTGATCGAAATGGCGACGGAAGTGATCGAGAAAGAGATCGACCGTGATCTTTATGCTTGCAGCCCCTCACCATTCGATATCGTGGAGACATTCAACGGCAATGGCGCTTTCAGGATGTGGACGCGAAATGCGCCCATCGATATTGTCGATAGCCTCGAATACTGGTCTGGCACTGAATGGCAGGATGTGTCCGAACTTGGAATGACATTCGAATGGGATGAGACGACAGGCAAGGTATGGTTTCCAGAGCGATACGTTTTTCATAAGGGCGTGGATAACTGGCGGATCACCTACAGTTATGGATTCGCGGATGGCATTCCAGCCGACTTGAAATACGCCTGTTTTCTGCTCATTCAATATCTAATTGATAGTCCACAAAGGAAAGGAATTAGATCACAATCTGATGGTGAGCAGTCATTCACGTATACAGATAGACCAGAGCTTCTATGGAAAACTCTACACGGATTTTTTCAGGTATCCAAGGACTATGCTACAATCATAGCCAAATACAAAAGGTTCGTGTGATGTCATTGATAGTGCAACCAAAGCTGAAATCGCGCAAGCTGCCAAAGGCATTGAAGAATTTGGTGCAATTGGATAAACAATTGCATCGCATCGGTGTGCGAGTCATCAAGGAAATCCGAAGAAATCTGAGTGGACGATATTTGCATAAACGTTCCGGTGCCTTATATGGCTCATGGGATTATGAGGTGCGCCCGATAGCTCACGGCTACAGATTGACAACTTATGCCGATTTGGGAAAAGCACCTTATGCTCGTATTCACGACCTCGGCGGTATGACCGGACGTGGACATAAGACGAAGATCAGGCGACGTTCATATGCGAAATATGCTTGGCTCACGACGCATAATGAAAGAGATCGAATAATGAAGAAATGGCTGGTGGAGATGTTCCGTGGCTGACACCAAAGAAGCATTGATTGACAGTCTGGTCTCGATGCTGGGCGCAATCTCCGGCGTTACTTGCACTCGCAGGCTCAGGACCCCACAGGGAGCAAGAGACGCATCACCTTACATCGGTCTATTGGCATCAACAGAAGAAGTACTGGTCAGGGATTCCACTCATACCAGGTGGGGTCTGACCGTCGACTTGATTCTCATGGTCAAGGGCGAAGCTATCGAAGACTTGATTGTTGACGTTAAGGATATCATCGAGGGTGATACATTGCCGACCAGTGCTTTGCAAATGCGGCTGGTAGGACAGGAACCCGTGAATCTCATAACCGATGACGCCTATTCGAGCAGCCGGATAGTTGTAGATATGGTCTACGTCTCAGCAAAGGGGGCTAACTGATGTCGACGACGACAGCCACAGCGCATGCAAAAGTAATCGCCAGATTGCAGAGTCAGTTCGGCGGCGGAGACCCGTCACCGAGTCCTTCCCCGAGTCCTCTGCCATCGCCAGTTCTGAACGTTTACTCTTATCATGCCGTTGCCAATCTTGTACTCGATGCTCTCACCGTCGAGCCGATCAGCAATATTCCGGTTACAACTGATGCCGGATTCGGGAGTGGCCAGTTTATCGAAAATCACGAGATCAGGATATCTATCCGCATACATACCAGCTATGCGGGCGGCATCGAACAGCTTGCCACGACTCTTGATCTGCTTGATGAAGTGATAACTGCATTGAAGACAAGCATCGATTTGGGCGATAGATACATGCTCATGGGATTTCTTGGCGAGACGATCAACGTCGAATTCGCCGAGAGTCAGAGCGTGGGAGCGGAACTCATAGCAATCATTCACAAGGTGGAGGGATATCCATAATGAGAATCAGAAGAACGAAGAAAATTGACAGGATGGGGTTGATCAAAGCATCGCGCAAGTTCGGCATCGCTCCTCTCTTTACCAGTCTATTACAGCGAGGAGAAGTGATCGAGCTGCCAGACGATAAGGCGGAAGCACTCATATCTCGTGGTTATGCGCTGCGATCAGGTGGCCGTCCGCCCGTCAATAACATAACCATCGACGATACTGAGATTGAAACGACCGAAACAGCCGGAGATCATTGTCTGACAAATGACGATGACGAAGAACCGGACGATGATGATTCCAATGTCGAGCTTTGAGAAAGGATAGGCTATGGCCTTAGAAGAAATTCGTGAATCTATGGAGCGGCGGTTCGGCATTCGCGAACAGGCCGCCTACGATACCGTCGAACTCGATAACGCTGCGTTCACTGAGTTGACGCTTGAGTCAGCCAAAGTCAGCCGAGATCAGCAGGTTTATGAAATTGCTGCCAATCACGGCAGCAAAAACCCCACACAACAGCATGTGATTGTCACTGATCGCGGCGGTTCCGGTGAAATCGTTCTCGCGGGTCCGGTCAATCTGAATGACATCGACCTGCTTGCTTATGCTCACTTCCAGAACGTGGTGGAAGGAGCATCAACGCCATTCACCAAAACTTTCGAGCATTACGAAACGCACCCTGATTTCACGTCCGACGTGGGCAAGTTCCTGACCTTCATTCGGAGATTGCCGGAAACGGGCACATCCTACAAGGTCGGAGGCTGTATATGCAGCAGTTTCAAACTGTCAGCAGCTCGCGATGAGCTGGTCAAATACGAGGCGACGCTTCGCGGAGTCGGACCTGGTATTGATACATCGAATCCATCCGGTACGTGGACGCCATCCGATGACGCCGATTTCATGTATTTCAACGACATCGAATCGGCGACGCTCGATTTCTCAGCAGGATTGGCCAGTCCGGTCAACATCCTCATTCGATCATTCGAAATCGAATCGAATTACGAGATTGAGAAGGTCGGACATGATGCCGTCGATGGTTTCCAGATGTTGGCGTTCATGAATCGGAGCGGCTCATTCAAGGTCGATTTGCTGAGAGATTCGACCGCAACGGATATTCTCGCTGCCATCACCAGCAATGGTATGTGTCGATTCACCCTCGATTTTGGCGAATTGACTATCGACGTAACGGGCAAGGTTGAGGACGCTGAACAAAGCGAAGACGGCTTGCTCGCCGAATCCATAACGTGCCGGATGCTCTCGGTCACCAACGGCGCGGTCGAGCCTATGTTCGTATTTGCAGTTATGAATGAGACAGACAGGGGCTGGTAAACTACAAACAACGTGGAGGTTGTGTGTTACGACTGGTCGACCCAAATAAGCATCATAGCGTTACGATTCTCGACAGCAAATTCTCGATGCGTAGCATGAGCGTGCGCGAGAAGTTTACAACAATCGAACAAATGGGCAAGCTTCAGCCGACCGTTGAATCGTATGATGCTCTCATTTCTCATTTATGTTCAGTCATCGTCTCTATCGACGGCAAAGATGCGAAAGAAGTCCTGAATTCTCTTGAATCATTCAGTGACATGCTTGCAATCATAAACGGCGTGATAGAGTATTGTTCGCTTAAGGACGAGCAGACAAAAAACTCCGGCTCCTCGTCGGATATATCCACTCCAAAGCCGACGGGGAATTGAAGCCATGTGGAGAACCTTGCAAGCATCGGGCATGTCTGTACGGCAAAGAGCAGGTGGAAACGTGCGGTCAGGGATTGAAACCGGTTATTGTTATGCGAGATACGTGGAGCCAGCTTATCGATTATGCTGCTGTTCGTGGTGGTGACAAGCTCACAACATGGGAGGCATGTTGCGTGTATTATAATCTGTGCGCACCTTCGGTAATTACACCGCTATCATTGATGCTCTGGAATCTCTATCGGCGACTCGATGGGACGAAAGGATGTTCCTATGACGAATACTGGAATCTTCCCGCAATCTATGTTGAGGCTTGCGATGTTATCGAGTCCGAGATCGCTCAGATACAAAGTCGACAGCAACACGAACTTGTTGTCAAGGACATGCTGAAAAAGAACAGGACACGTTGATGGCCAACTCACAGGAAAGATATCAGCTCATACTTGAGGCGCGCGAGACTGCTGCCGATAAAATCAAGAAGTTGAATGCGCAGATCACTGCGCTCGGCGGCCCGGCGATGGTCAAGAGCCAGCGGGAAATAAACAAGCTCGAACGTGAGCTGAAACTGTTGAACGGTTCGGCGGATAAAGGTCATCCGATCTTTTCGCGTTTCACCAAAGGTATCGCTATCGGGACGATTGCTGCAAACGCCGCGATGCAGGCATTCGCAGCCCTAACTCGATTCGTGAAAGGTACGTTCCAGGCTGCTCTCGAAAGCGAAAAAGTCTGGAACGATGTCTCAGCGTCATTGATGCGGCATGCAACATCCGTAGATGTGAACGTTGGAGCGGTTAAAGCTTTCGCTGCTCAAATGCAGACGTTGACTGGCATATCCGATGAACTTGTCGGTACGGCATTTCAGCGCTTGCACGATTCAAATATCAGCGTTGCCGACTCGATGGATTTGACGCGCTCGGCTATGGATATGGCGGCAGCCAAGGGCATGGACGTTGTAGAAGTCGCCAATCTAATGGGCAAATCGATCAATTCGAGTACGAACGCTCTCGCGCGCTATGGTATCCAAATCGACAAGTCGTTGCCCAAGCAAGAGCAGATGCGTCAATTACAAGAAAAGATAAACGAAATGTTCGGCGGGGCGGCGGCGGCCCGTATGTTGACGACTGCCGGTAAACTGGAACTGCTCAAACAGAGAATGGGAGATTTACAGGAAGCAATCGGCGGCGTGATAATACAATCACCAGCTTTCGAATATTTTCTTGAGCTTGTAAGCGATGCTGCTCAATATTGGGCGGGATTCGGCGCAGATATGAATCTTGATACTGTTAAAGCCCAGATTGCATCCGTTACGACCGAACTCGCAGAACAAGAGCGAATAGCGAAAGAATATAGTGAACTTCCCTTCTATGAAAAACTCGTTACTACTGGCGGATATGCTCAAGAGCATGTTGACGCATTGAAAGCGAAACTGATTGGTCTTCAATATCAGGAGCAGGTACTGACCGATCAAAATCTGAAAAACATAGAACGTGAAAAAGCCGAAAGATCGGCAGCAATGGCCGAACGGTTTGAGGCCCTGAAAGAAATGAAATTGCCGCCATTAATGGTTATGCCTAAGCCTGATACTATGGCTGATGAAGCGGCTTTATGGGCCGAAGATATACGTGAAGTTGTGTTAAATGCTTTCGGGGACAAGAGCCTGATACCGATTGAAGCTACCTTGCCGCCAACTCCTGATGTGGAAACAGCAGCGATTAATCTGAATAAGATCATAGGTGATAACATCAACGCCGATATTATCGGACGACAGCAAGGGCAATTCACCTCTGCATTTGCACAGATAGGCCGATCAGGCGTCGATGCGCTGGCAAGAACAATAGCGTCTGGTCGTGGGAAAGTTTCCGATGTATTCAAAGGTATGTATGAGGATTTCATGGCGTTTTTTATCAAACAGGCACTACTGTCAATCCTTAATGTTTTTGTCCCCGGATTGGGAACAATTCTTGGTGGCATATTCGATACTCCGAAATATGATCGGCTCGCGATGCAGCAGGGTCAGCATTTCGCGCATTACTTCAGTCAGGGAGTCTTCGCAAACATGAGAAGCGGGTCTGAACTGATGCGCGGTATCGTTCCGAGTGCAGCCAATCTCGCAATGCCCGCAATGGCCGGCGTTGGAGGTGGGGGAGGTTCCAACATCGGTACTACCATTAACGTAACTTTTTCAGGCAACGTGTTATCGTCCGAATTCATCGAGAAGCAAGTCGCGCCGACATTGCGCAAGCTCGCAACCAATGGCAAGTCCGATCTTGCGCTAAATCCTGAAAATATCACAGGCAGGCGAAACGTTCTTGTCTACTAAGTTCTACACGCTCGAGGCGATGATTGACGCCGTGGTTCATGATGTATCGTCTCAAATCGCTGCGCATCCGGCTGAGCATGCTCTGATCTTAGAGCCGAATTTCGCATGGCAGGCCGATGGTATTGACGAGCAACATCATTTGATTATCGATTGCGGCAAACCAGTCGTGGCGAATGCGCTGGTCTGGATTCATCGGCATGACGAAGTTGACGTTCCATCACCGGTCTCGCCCTGGCCCTATCCCTCACCGTTCCCATCACCATCACCGTATCCAACTGGAATCTATGCCGATATCTATTACTCGAATGATGCATCGATATATACATTGGCTCCCTTGACAATCGATCCTGGAGTGTCAGGAGAACTTCTCAAAGTTTCTGAATTCAGCGTTGCCACAACTCAGAGATATTGGAAAATCGTTCTTCGCGGAGTTGTACCGCCCAACTATTATGCGCCCGATGATTTGCGTACAAGCGCGCTATGGCTGGCTCGAAAATATCAGATCACCACCGGTGCCGTCTTTCCGATGGACGACACGACGGTTTACCCGAAAGAGACGTTTAGCATGCCGTACGGCGAGCAGGCATTTTTCGGGTTTAGCGAAAATGAGCAGGTCAGGTTCACTCGCATCTACACCGTCGATGATGCGGATTATGCGACGCTGATGGCAATGCTTGAGAACACGAACGGCGGTGAAACGATTCTTGCAATGCAGGAACTCGACAGAGATCCGATGCTTGTCAGGATTGAAAGCGCGATCAGCATCGAGAAGTTCGCCATGGAGTGGCGCACCATAACGATGACACTCACGACGATTCCGATTATCGGTAGAGACGAGTTGTACTGATGGTATTCCAATTTTATTTGCACGGCATTCCTGATACGATAGTAGAGTATCATGCTTTTTGGCCATATCCACCACCTGGGGGGCCGCCATATTCATTACCATTTTATTGGCTAAAAATGGAAGGAGAAGAAGGATCGGTTGGATGGGTTGTGTGGCGATATATGTCGTATACAGGTTGGAATACAGAAGAAACCTATCCAACAAACTTTTTGGGTTATCAAATATCGGGGAGTTATCCGAATATCGTCAGTAAAAAATCGTTTTGGATTACGCAAGATACGGATTTATGGGATCAATTACAAGATGGCGGATATGACTCTATACCATTCTCAAGTTGGCATTTTGGATTATACTTTGGATGTGGCGGCACTTATGGAATTACATTTACACTGTTGATTGAAGTGTGTAAGCGATCCATTACGGATGTTGATACATTACTATACTCATTTGTGACTCCTCCCATATCGCGATATGGGGCTGCTCAAGTATATGAAGAACTTACTAAAAACATGCCGGAATTCGCTATTGTATCTACTGATAGATTAGTAGTTAAAGTATACATCGATAGCATGGAAGGTGAAGGCTCGCTTTATATGCGGATGGGTGGTACCACCCCATCATTCGTTCAAATTGAAGAATTGTCTCCATCACCCAGTCCGTCACCTAGTCCGTTACTTACCTGGGATGATACCGGTAATCTATTAGCGCCCGTCGATGCTTCGCTTAAGCTGAACACCAACTACTCCATGCTGTACTCAGGAACGCATGAGCCTAAATACACATTAGATAACGATCTAAGCACATACTGGCGACCAAGTTCAACATCAAACCATTCTCTATATCTGAAATTCGATGCGCCCAAAACAGTGGACGCTTTCGCGTTTTGGATTCACAACTATAATGAAGGTTTCGGAGGCAGCAAAAGATGGAGCCTCATGTGCTCCCTCGATGGTTTTGATTATCATGGTTTTGAATCCATATTGTTTACCGACAGCAGACGCGCCGGAACACCACTGGTGGTTTTCAAATTCGATGTTCCTCGAATCGCTCAATACTGGATATTCAACTTGGAAGGTTTCGGTGATCCGATAGAGGGGCCTGAAGATACGCCTGTTGGGCCGATAATGGAAATAAGCGGCGTATGGTTGTTACGAGACTACAGCCTGCCTTATGACAACCAATATCCAGAGCCTGTCAGATTCGAGTGGGGCAATGACCTTGCCGAATCCCGCAGCGGCAGCAGCTATCAGGAACGACGATTCAGAGGACACGTGCGCATATCCGATAAGGAATATGTGTTCGTTCAGCAGGCTCATTCCGATCTTCTCCTGAATGCGTATAGGGCGTCGAAAGGCGGGCTATTGCCGATAGCATTCAAGCCTGATTATGACAGCATCGACTGGATTCTCTGCCGATTCACTTCTGAACATTCAGTTCGTGAAACGTGGTCTGAAGTGTTTCAGCCCAAAATCGAAGTCAGGGAAGTTGGATTCAAGCGGATTCCCTACATCACAAAGACGCTGCCCATGCTCTCGACGACGGTCGGTCATTGGAAGTTCGATGAATCGCTCGCGGATTCATCGGGCGGCGGCCACACATTGTCGGTTGTTGATATTCTCGCGGGTGCTACCTATGATTACGGCGTGTGTAATCACAACAAGACCTGTTTCGTCTTTGACGAAGATGGTCTCCTGGAAGTCGCTGCGGTCAACGCGGATGCTCTTGACATGGATATAAGCAATTTCTCGCTTGAAACAATCTTTGCAACCAGCCCGGTATCGGAGACGACATATCTGTTGCGCAAAACAGGAGATAACCCCAGCCCTGCACCGTCGCCGGAACCCAGTCCAAGCCCCGTAGTTGCCGGTTATTCCGTATCGATCACAACGGCAGGCAAGATCGATGTCTGTCTCGGCGATGGATCGGTTGAGGTCGAGGGCAGCGGATATGGCCTCGATCTCGATGATGGCTCATTTCATTACCTGGTGGTGACGGTTGATCGCACGCTCGACCTGCTGAAGGTGTATATCGATGGCGTGCAAGTCGGATCGTCACTCGATATCAGTGCTATAACGGGCGCTATAACAAATGCGATAGAGCCATTCCAAATTGGCGGAGAGAATCTTTCGAACGATCCGAAATCGATCATAGGACTCGTAGATGAAGTCTGCGTTTCTAAGCAGTTGTTGACTGCCGCCCTCATAACATCCCGCCATGCCGGATATTCTCATGATGGATTGTGGAGGTTATAGATGCTGACGAGATCGAATATATATGAGCAGTTTGCCGAACGAATAGGGATTCAGACCGAAACGATAATCAAGATCACTATCAGCGCGACAGAATACTTCTTCTCATATCGCCCAATGCCCAAAGGTCTCAATACAAATCCGATATATCCGATACTCAATAATGTGGAAGGAATCGAGGAGAGTATTGATATTTACAGCAAGCAATTGAGATACGATTCCATATCAATCTCATTATCTGATATTCCATTTTATCCAAATACTAATGATCGGCCATTCCGGCCTTCGGAATTGCTCACACAAATCAACGGCGCTGTTGTCGACATATATTTCATGGCAGGCGATCAGATTGAGGATATTGACGATTGTCTGCATGTGTTTTCCGGTTATATTTCCACCGCGCCGCAACTGTCTCGTAATCTATTCCTCATAGAAGCTCAGAACAAAATCAAGGTGGAAGATGTTGTTATTCCATCTCGCGTAATTCAAGATGAAATTTCAAATACTCCGACTGAATTCAAGAATATCCCGATCCCTCTTATCTATGGTCGTTTCCATGTAGGACTCGACAAAGACTGGCTCAGTGATGTCATTCTCGATTATACCGGTACAGGATTAGCTAAGGGCATTCCAACAAACAATACACGGTACAGTCAATACATATTTGCCGATCACGACATATTTATAGAGAATGTGTTCTTCAATCTAGGAGGCCCGACCGTCGTCTGGATAGAATACCCAAGTTATACATATACGGGGCCGAATAGTCTTTTGCTTGCCAGGCCTGAAGCTCTCGAATTGATTTGCAGTCTGATCTTTCCAATCGATGCGACTTTGCCCGGTATTTACGATCACGAATCGTATACTGCCGTTAATCCGGCAAAAGCTGAGACGTTTAATTTTCAGTATGCAACGATGAAAGATAACTTCTTTGATAATACGTCTACAATGGGCGGACGCGGTTTATGGGCGTTTGAACATCCTGAATTGTTTGCCAAACACCTAACATCGGCAACTCTGATCAAAGCCCATTACATAAAGCTGGTCGCCAAAGCAGGGGTTACAATAACGCATATCGACGCCTATCTTTATTATGGTCGAGAAGATGCAATAGATCAGAAAATCCAAATTGGTCAAAAGTCAGGCGCAATTCCCTATGGCGGTGGTGAAATAGACAATACCGGAGTGAATATAGATGATCTTGTTTCCAGCCTTCTCGAAGAATACGTTTTCGCTTTCGATGTTACATCAAGTGCGCTGGGACAGGGAGATAGTATTCTTAACAATCAGGATATGCTCGATGTTGATCGTTTGTATATCAAGCTTTGTTGGACACTCAAAGAACGGCCCGATGATATGTGGGCAGCGGCTGAAGGAGAGTATTATGGCGGATGGATTCAGGCTGGTGGACGATCTAACCCTGGTGGATTCACCAGTACAAGACATTTGGAGCATTTGATTTATATCATCGAGGCAATGTACAGAAACCATCTAGGTCTTGGCGATGACGATATAGATACGGCGAGCTTTGACGATGCCTATGAGGAAATACTGGAAGGCAGAGTCAACATCCTCGATCAGCAACCGATAAGCGAATATGTCCGGCAACTCTGCGAGCAATCCACGTTCGCCATCTGCCATTCGAGCACAGGCAAAGTGCGCGCAGTCAAATTCAATAATCCGTCTCCTGAAATCGCAGCGACAATTGAGAGACATCATGTGATTAACGACGATATGAAAGTCGTCAAATTGAGCCGACTCATAAACGACCTGACTGTTCATAGTAATTGGCATGGCGAATACGGCAAATTTCTTGATCGCGATACTTATGAGGATGCGGATTCCATCACCGCACATGGAACGCGGAGTGCGGAATATAAATGGGAAAACATTTCGGAAGAGGCTGCTGAACACGTTGCCGAGGTCTATGTAAACAGTGTTGACGGTTTGTGGTCTAAGGAGCATATAGAAGCCACATTCTCTACGTTCGGGCTGCTCCATTCTCATCTTGAAGTCGGTGATTGGATCGCATTATCAACCGACCTCGATGATCTTCGTGCGCCATTCGGCGGCACCTGGTATGGGAAGTCTCTTTTGATTACCAAGATCAAAAAACAGGATACGGAAACCGAAATAACGGCTGTTGAAATCATCGCGTTCGAGTATTCCCCCGAACCCTCGCCATCGCCATCGCCGGAGCCATCTCCGAGTCCTGTCGAAGACGGATTGTGGTTGATAAATGATTGGGACCCGGCTACGAGCACACTTAATACAGGCTATTTTGCACTGCTGGATGGTATCTACAATATAGTAGCGTGTCGGCCGTTCACATGGGGACCAAGCGTCGGAATTGATATGGGAGAAGAGGCGACGCTTTCATCTTTGCGCCTATATGACACAGGATACGCCGGATGCGGCCCTGGTCTGAAAACGGGTGCGCAACTCAAACTGTATATCTCCAATGACAATGAAAGCTGGGATTATATAGAGACATTCACTTCGATGACGAGAGTGGCGACTGGCGGCGTTGCTGATCCCTATTATATCGATTGCATCTTCACGAGCGATCAGACGGCTCGCTATTTCAAACTCTATAGTCCAAGCGAACCGTTGAAAAGCGCGGCTGGATATGTTCTCGATTTATCTGAATTAGAGCCGACGGAAGCATCACCATCGCCGTCACCATCACCATAGGAGGCAAATACAATGGGTGTTACACGAACTGCTTTCGATACTACCGTCGATGCCACGCTTGTTGCTGCTCAGGGAGCGGGCACATATATCAAGGTTGTGGCAATCTCCATGCACAACAATAATACCACGGAATCAGATGATGAGGTCGTCAGACTGAAAGACGGTTCTGCCGGTTCTGTACTCTATGGAGCTGCCACGGGAGCGATCTATCTGCCCGGACGTGGTGGTGTGTTTCAATTGGCTATGAGCTATGACGCTACCGACATAGCAAATCATGCTCATTTCGTATTGTCAGCTAATACGGAATTATACATGGATATTACCAATGGCAGGCGTATATCTGGCGCTGTCTGGTGGACAATAGATTGAGATGTCATGTCTCCAGAAATCAAACGAGAACCATTTCAAACTTCTTCTACTAAGAAAGTCCTTTCAGCGATTGAAGGTAAAGAATACAATATAGTTTCTTTATCGATAATCAATAATGACATAACTTATGCGAGTGTTGTTATCTCATGGCAAGATGATTACGGTACATATCCCTTATTTGGTAATCCGACTGAGATAGGCTGTATATTATCACCACGTGGCGCTTCTATTTGCTTTCCCAAAGATATAGATCAGCCCTGGTTTATTTCTCCGACCAAATCTCATTTATGGGTAGTTTCTAAAGCTCCAACATATGCTTCCATCGCTGGTTTTGTTGAATACTATGAAACGCCATTACCTTCGCCCAGCCCATCTCCCAGTCCCAGTCCGTCCCCATCCGCAAGTCCATCACCATCTCCCAGTCCAAGCGTATCCCCATCGGCTAGTCCTTCTCCATCAGTATCGCCGAGTGCTAGTCCATCACCCAGCCCCAGCCCATCACTATCACCATCCGCTTCTCCCAGTCCATCGCCTAGTCCATCCCCTTCTCCAAGTGCAAGTCCAAGCCCTTCTCCCAGCCTAAGCCCTAGTCCCTCGCCAAGTCCATCACCCTCGCCATCAATTAGTCCGAGCCTGTCGCCGTCACCATCGCCCAGCCCGTCGCCAAGTCCAAGCGAGAGTCCACTGCCTTCACCGTCCCTATCGCCGAGTCCATCTCCAAGCCCGTCAGAATCGCCCAGTCCATCAGTGTCACCATCACCAAGCCCATCTCCCAGTCCTAGTCCTAGTCCTAGTCCATCACCGAGTCCGTCTGTTTCACCCTCGCCAAGTCCATCGGTATCGCCGTCGCCAAGCCCAAGCCCGTCGCCTGTTGAGTCTCCTTCACCTTCTCCGAGTCCCTCTGTTAGTCCCTTACCATCGCCTTCTGTCAGTCCAAGTCCATCCGCAAGTCCATCACCTTCACCATCACCGGCGGAAAGTCCAAGTCCAAGTCCTGTTGTTTCACCAAGCGTATCTCCTTCTCCCTCTGCCATACCAAGTCCATCCCCTTCTGTATCACCATCACCAGAGCCGGAGATTCCGCGCCGCCGTCATTATGTCGCAATACGATGGGAAGATTTGATGCGTTTTCTCCAAATGAGGAATCCATAATGGCATATACCGGATATTTCAAAACAGAAAAAAATCTAGCTGCAAAGATTAATGGTTGGATGTGGTTAAAACATTATCTTAATGGAACGCCAAGCCGCATTCGTACAATTCAGGCTACCGGATCAAAACATTACAGATGGATATGGTGGCCAAATTTTCTGTACTGTCATCAGGAAACGCCGACCGAACCTGTTACTGACGGCCAAATACTGTCAACATCATTCGATGATGCGGAAACTGAATATAGTGGATCGGCTGGGTATATCAAATCATTTACGTCAGAAGCAGGATTTATTACGACGCCACAAACCCTTAACATACAGCCGCAATGGACATTGTATTTCAACGCAAAAAATACGGATGTGACTCCTGGATATGTAGGACATTTTCAAGTAGAAATATATAAGCGATCATCATCAAATGTTGATACCTTATTATGTTCCGCAGACTATAGCGGGGTGCCAACGGTTTACAGCGCTACTGGTTTGACGTTGTTAATTACGCCTGATGGAACGATAGCTACCAGTGATAGGTTGCGTATCAGGATTCATATGTCTGAGGTGTTACCGGCATAGGGAAACGTATGGCGAAACATATCAGTATCACATATACGCGTCGAGGACTTTGTGATCGGACAAAATGTAAGGCCGCCTGTTGCCGTATATTGAATGTGCAGACCGAAACGTGGATTAATGACAATGCAGTCAAGCCAATCGAACGATTAGTGCTTGTTACGAATTGGTCTTGTTCATGGCTCAATCAGCTTGTGGATGTTAATGCCTGCGGTATCTATAAAAACAGGCCGTCAGCTTGTAAGGAATTTCCATCGTCGCCGTGGGATTTGATTTATCAAAAAGTGAAAGATAAATGTAGTTACTGGTTTGAGATAGAGATCAAGGAAACAGATATTGAACCATCCCCGGTTGATAGTCCGGAAGCATCACCGAGTCCAACGACTGGGAATGGAATGGATGGAAGGAGATAACTGTGTCGATCTTCAAAGACATTCTTGGAGCCATAGGTGAGGTGACTGGCATCAGTTCCGTCGGTGATGCGGCGAAAACGATTCTCAACGCCGTAACCGGCAATCCTGATGCTGAGAAAAAATTACAGGAGCTTGAAATTGAAAAGATCAAACTTCAGATTCAGGAAAGCGAAGGCATACGGAATCTTTGGAAAGAAGAAATCAAGTCGGGCGATTCATTCGTTCGCCGCGCGCGGCCATGGGGTCTCTATATGGGATATTCTCTCATGATGATCGACATGGGTCTGATTCCGTTGTTCAACACGATTTCTACGGCATTCGGCGGCCCAACCGCGCCGTCCAACAATCTATCAACACAGTTCTATGCGTTGTTCGGCACAATGTTCACTGGATCGCTCGTCTACAGAGCCTTTGATAAGCGTCGCAAAGTTGAGGGTGAATAATGGATATACCGAGCTTTATCATTACAGGTGTCATCGGGCTAGCCGGTGTGGCAGCCGGTTATGGCGCGCTCAAAATCACGGCTGCACGAAATGCGAGTGACATTGAAGACGTTAGAAACACGTTTGTGCCGCAACGAGAATGCATTCTCAAACATCAGCAACTTGTAAGCAAGCTCGAAACAGTTCAGTCGACAGTCATCGATCAGCAGCGCACGACGAGACGGCTGGTCAATTTTGCCATACATCAGCTCACGACTAACGGCATGTCATTGGCCGAGGCGCAAGACATTCTCGAAAACGGAAAGGATTGAGATATGTACAAGTTCAGTCAGCTCTCGCTTGAGAGATTGTCATCGGCGCATGAAGCATTACAGCGACTCGCTCGTATCGTCATCAAGCTCTTTGATATCTCCATTATCTGCGGACATCGATCAAAGGAAGATCAAGATAAGGCATTGGTGGAAGGTCATAGTAAAATTGCATGGCCTAAATCAAAACACAACTCCTTTCCCTCCCGCGCCATCGACGTATGGCCTTATCCAGTCGCATGGCCTTCACTCGATGCGATTCCCCCGGAGTATCGCAAGGCTGCCGATGATTATGCGAGTGCATTGGCGAGCTGGTATTATATGGCCGGACTATTCAAGGGAGCGGGCGCTGCGCTCGATATCGATCTCAAATGGGGAGGTCATTTCAAATTGTTGTTCGATGCGCCGCATATCGAATTGGGCGACAATGAAAAATGAGTGAAGTCGCTGTCGTGATGGTATCATGGGGACGCGCTCAGTTATTGGATCGGACCTTGACGACCTATTTCCAGACGTTCGATCCGGCACGGGCAACAATCACCGTCGTCGATAATGGCTCCGAGCGGCAAGCTCTCGATGTCTTATTCAACTATCGCAAAAGGATTCAAAGGCTCCTTTTGTTGAATGAGAATCTAGGCAAACCGGCAGCTCTCAATATCGGCGTCGGGTCCAGCCTGCAGGAGGTTCGCAAACTCGGCTATCAGAATCCCGAGTATTTCCTTTTCTGCGATTCCGATCTTGAATTCAAACCGGGCTGGCTGCCGAAGATGGTGACGAGCTATCAGGAGCATCGAGTGCTCACGGACGGGCGGCCACTCGGCGGCCTGTCTGGATATGTACACGCGCCGCATCAACTTACTCTTGATGAAGGTAATATGACGAAGGTCAACATCCTGCGATTACCAGCTGGTTGCTGTCTGATGATGTCGCGCGAAGTGCTGCTCAGAAACGGCCAATG